GTCGGCGTATCCCTTGAGAGCCTTGTAGGCTTCGGCGGGGTTCTGCTTCATTAGCGCCATCACCTGCATGCCTTCCGCCATCTCCTGTGTGGAGAGTTGGTTGGTCTGCATGAACTGGACGACCTTGTCGAACTGCTCGGCCCTCGGCTTGAGGGAGTCGCGTTCCGACTTGAGCTCTTTCCAGCGCGGATGGTTGTGGAACGGAACATCATCGGCCTGCTTCGCCTGATCGTCCTTCGGCTTCTGCCCCTCGTCCATGACGGGCTTGGCCTCGGCGTTGTCAGTCTTGGCGGCGACCTTTGCGTCCCCCTCGGTAGACGAGTCCGAGTCAGGCTTGTTCTCGCGCAGCGCCGACTTAACGACGTCGAGGAGAGTGGCCTTCTTGTTAGCGTCCTTGTCGCCCGCGGTGGACGGCTCCGCGGCTTGTTTAGCGTCCGTTTCCGGCGCCTGAGTCTCGGCAGGCAGGGCCGACTCCCGCGCTTCCAACGCGGGCTCGGCGGTGGTGGGGGCCGCGGACGAGGCGGCCTCAGACTGGTTAGTTAGCGTCTCTTGCACGTCGGTCATGTTGGTCATGTTGGTCGGAAAAATCAACACCCTTCGTCAGCCTGTGGGCGACGGGGGTGACTGGGCGGCCACGTTGGGGCCGTTGGTGCCGCCAGGCAGGGCCGGCGACGGGGCAGGGGTCATGCCGCCCATGGCGGCCTCCGGGGTGGCGCCGCCGCCCATGGGAGACTGGGCCGCCATCTGCTTCTGGGCGTTCATGGCGACCATCGAGGGCACGCCGGACAGGATGGCGTCCTCGACGTCCAGGCCCTCGTCCCAGCGGTTGATGGCCTGCTTGGCGAACCAGACGGGGCTGACGCCGGGAACCTGCATCAGCAGGGGGCCGACGCGCTCGAGCATCTGGACCTCGGCGGCCTTGTTCGGGCGGCCGGACGAGCCGGCCTCAATCTCGAGGAGCAGCTGGTCGGAGATCTCCTGCGGCGAGAGGGTGGGCCAGGAGGCGCCGACGCCGGCGATCTTGGTCGCGGTGGAGGCGTTCATGTTCGCCAGCAGAACCTCGCCGGAGGCGCGGGCCAGGTCGATGAGGAACTCGTCGAGCTCGTCGATGGACGAGCCCATGGCCGTCATGCGGCTGGACTCGGCCACCGAGACCTCGGTGGCGGTGGAGGAGCCGGTCCCGCCGAAGTTGGCCTCCTGCGACCCGAGCACCCGGTAGAAGTCGTCGAGGTACATCGACGTGTCGTAGAGGGCGGGGTCGATGGGGGCCGGCTTGACCACCTGGAGGACGGAGCCGACGTCCTGCCCGGGCTGGAGGGCGGAGAGCTGGATGACGTCGTGCGGGTTGCGGGTCGACAGCTTTTCGGCCTCCTCCTTGGTCATCATCCCGGTCGGGGTGACGTAGAGGGGGCGGTTGGCGTGGCGGTGCTCCCGCAGGCGCTGGCGGGCGAGGTTGTACTCGCGCTGGATGGGCATCGCCAGCCGCACGTCCGAGGGCGGGTAGATGTCGCGGTCGGACTCGACCTCGTTGAAGGCGAGGACGAAGATGGGCCAGAAGCGGCGGAGCTTGAGGTCGGGGCAGGCCGGCTCGGTCAGGAACTCTGGGTAGCCGTCGGCCAGCACGTACTTGAGGCCGTCGCGCTTGCAGTAGACCTCGTAGACCTTGGCGAGCGAGCGCTGGCGGTCGTCCTCGCCCTCGTCCATCCCGCGGGTGCGGTCGTCCTCGTGGGCGACGAAGGACTTGCCGAGGTCGACCTTGTAGATCTCCTTGACCTCGTCGACGGTGAGCAGGAACTCCTGGGCGACCCACTCGGCGCCGACGAAGCCCTTGAGCTGGCGGCAGCGGGGGTCGATGATGACGGACTCGGAGACGGGGAAGTCGAAGACCAGCCCCTCGTCCACGACCATGTCCTGCTTGTTGGCGAGCTCGGACAGGAGGATGCGGAGCTGCTCGGCCTTGGCCTGGTCCTCCAGGATCCTGCCGTCCTGCCGGTCGGCGATGAGGCGCTCGAGCATCGACAGCTGCTCGGTGATGTCCGTGACCTTGGCCACGTCCTCGGGGCGCTGGCCCATCACGCGGTGGTAGCCGAGCTTGAGGAAGCCGACGCCCGTGACGCACACGCGCCGGATGAGCTGCTTCATCTGGGGCTTGAGGGCCTGGGCCTCGACGATGTGGTGGAAGACGATCTCCAGGGTCTTGGCCACGCGGTCCGCGCGCCGGCGGGACTCGGTGCCCTGCTGGATGTCCTGGATGAGGGCAGTCACCTGCGCGGGCGGGGGGAGCCCCTGCATGGCGGCCTGCTGCGCCAGCACCTGCGCGTTCTGGAACGAGGAGGGGTCGCCGTCCCAGATGGCGAAGTCGACCGTGCGGCGGCGCTTGCATACCACCTTGGGGTTCTTGGCGTAGAGCGCGGCGACGCGGTTCTGCACGTGCTTCTGCACGAGGTTCGCCACGTAGAGCGTGTCGTCGCTGGAGTTGGGCCACTGCTTGCCCATGTAGAAGTCCGTGTCCTCGCGCATGCGGCGGTGCACCGGCTTCCAGTGCGCCTTCGCGCGGTGGATCTTGTTGAGCCACTCGCCAACCAGCGACTTGCGCGACTGCGAGGGCTCGGGCGTCTCGCGCACGATGGCGGAGGCGGGCGGTGTGGGCTCGCTCTCTGGCATCATGAGGCCGGGGTCTTCTTCCATTGGGGTCATCGTTCCTAGGTCCAGTAGGATTTCAACCTATTTTCCTTGGCCTCGCGGTCGGCGGCCGACTTCTTGAGCCAGGCGAAGGTGCCCCGCCGGGGGCCGTCGCCCTTGGCCAGGGCGGGCTCGGCGGCCACCTGGGTGGCCAGCCCCATCCCCACGTGGGCCAGCCAGTCCACGAAGTCGTCGTGGCGGCCCTGGGGGAACTTGAGCAGCTCGGCCTTGGCGTCCGGCCACCAGCCCATGTAGCGGGGGAACTTGACCTTTCCCATGGCCATGCGGGCCCGGATGGCCTGGGCTCGGCTCTGCTTGTCCTTGACGGGGACGACCTCCTCGATGGGGCAGTAGATCTGCCGCTCCTGCATCCGCTTGCGGAGGAAGGGGCCGATGGCCTTGGAGATGTGACCCCGCTCGGCCCGCCACCAGATGGGGCTGTTCCGCTTGATGTTGTCCAGCATGGACTCGCAGACCAGGTCGGTCCGGGCCCGGCGCCAGAAAATGTCCGGCAGCACCCAGATGTTGTCGTCCTCGTCCACCCCCACGCAGCCGAGGCAGGTCTTGTCGGCGTCCTGGGCGGTCGAGACGGCGTGGTCGGACGCCCCGTAGATCCGCAGGCCGCGGTCCATGACCGCGTCAAGGTCCTCGCGGGTGTACTCGTTAAGCCACTCGGCCTTGAAGTAGTCGCCGTCGTCGGGGGTCGGCCGGCCTTGGTAGAGGGCCGAGAAGCCCGCCGCGTCCAGCCGGCGCTGGGCCTCCAGCACCTCCACGGGGAACCGCTCCGGCCACAGGGCCTCGCCGGGCTTGCGGCCCATGGGGTCGTCCTCGATGGCCAGGGCCGGCAGGTGCAGCACCTTCCAGTTGGCCGCCTCCTCGCGGTTGTAGCAGGGGTTGGTGGGGTCGGTCAGCCGGCCGACCAGGTCGTCCTCGTGCCAGCGGGTCATGATGATGACCACCCGGCCGCCGGGCATGAGGCGGGTCATGGCGACCTGGGTGAACCAGTCCCACATCTTGTCCCGCGTGCCCTTGGAGTTGGCCTCCTCGCGGTTCTTGATGGGGTCGTCGATGGTCATCAGGTCCGCCCCGCGGCCGGTCAAGGCGCCGCCCAGGCCGACGAAGGACATCTCGCCCCCGTCCTGGGTGGTCATGTATTCCGAGGACTGCGAGCCAGCCCGCAGCTTGCACAGGGGGAACACCTGCTGGAACTGGGGCGAGCGCATCAGCTCGCGGACGTTCAAGCCAAAGTTTTTGGCGAAGGTCTCGTTGTAAGTGGCGAGGATAACCTGCCGTGTCGGGTCGCGGCCGAGGAACCAAGCCGGGAACTTGCGGGACGCCAGCTCGGACTTCCCGTGCCGCGGGGGCATCGTGATGATGAGCCGGGGCATCCGTCCGGCCTCGACCTCCTCAAGCGCCGCGCCGATCACCTCGTGGTGCTTGACCGCCTGGTAGCGGGAGCGGGTGTGGTCGTTCAGGTCCTCCGGGTCCGGCATCGTGAGCCTCACGAAGTCGAGGAAGCGCTCCCGCGCCTTCCGCAGCGCCAGCAGCCGCTCGACGACCTGGACGTTGCGGAGGATGTCGTCGGGGGTGTCCACCATCAGCGGTAGACGACCACGTTGCACCAGGTGGCGTCCTGGAGCGAGCCGTCGTCGCCACGTGTCACGATGTGCAGCTGGGTGGTCGTCTGGGTCTTGCGGGTGTTGTCCTGCCCGGCGATCAGCCCGTTGCTTCCGCCGTTGTTCCGGCCGGAGGCCACCCAGCAGTAGTTGGCGTCGGCGAAGGTGCCGGCGGAGAAGTTGACCAAATAGATGCCGGCCGAGCTGCGGGTGACGGACGTGACGTTCCGGCTGGCCTTGATGGTCGCCGGTGTCGTGGAGCCGTCGAAGGACACCCACGCCTTGGCGATGCCGGCGTCGGTGGCGTCGGCCTTGCCGTCGAGCGAGGTCTGGAGGTTGGTGACGTCGGAGATGGCGTGGTCGTGGGTCGTCGGGGCCTTGCCGTCGATGGCCGCCTGGAGGCCGGTCACGTCCGCGATGTCGTGGACGTGGACCGCCTCGGCCTTGCCGTCGATGATGCCCTGGAGCGGGATGCCGAGGCTGTCCGTCAGTTCGTCCCACGTGTGGGTGTGCGTGGCGTCGGCCTTGCCGCCCAGGGCGGTGGTCAGCGCCGAGGTCGAGACAAGCACGTTGGACGCCGACGGCGTTTCCGACCCCGCCACCGCCGCCACCTCGTCCGCCGTCAGCGAGCCGGAGGCCGATAGGTCGTTGATGGTCGCGAAGGGGTTCGACGCGCTAGGCGAGGCCGCCTCGTCCATCGCCGCCTTCTGGTCGGACGTCGGGAGGTTGAGGTGGTCGTAGCCGGCCAGGTGCGCCGCCTCGCGGTTGTCCACCGCGTCCACGATGTTGCGGACCGTGGCAAAGGGGTTCTCTATGCTCGGCAGGTTGCCGAGGTTCGTGTAGTCGCCGTTGAACGTGTTCGCCGGCCATTGGGGGTTCTGTCCGTCGATGGGCTTGCCCATCGTCCCGCCGTACAGCAGCGCCATCGAGACATTGTCCACGCGGCGCGAGGAAGCCGGAGCCGTCGAACCGCCCACCACGTTGGTCGGGTAGTCGTAGGCCATCCCGAACAGCACCGAGGCCCGGAACTGGCGAGAAAAGGCCGTGCTGGTCGGCAGCAGCCCGACGCCGATGCCGGACTGGTTCGACAGCGGCGTCCCCTCCGGCGGCACCGGGCCGTTCAAGGGGTTCGAGTAGATCCACAGCGTCGAGCCGTCCGCCTTGGGGTAGTTGGCCGGGAGCTGGAGGTTGGCATGCGCCTGGAGCTTGTTCGGCACGCTCGCCAGGTTGTCCGCGTAGGTCTTCGCGGCGGCCGCGTCGGCCGACTCCTGCGTGATCTGGGCCAGCGTCGAGGTCAGCGCCTCCGGCCGGATCATGCCGTCGTCGCGCTGGATCTCCGCGAGCCGCGCCTGCGTCTCGTCCATCGACTCCTTCACCTCGTTCAGCTCAAGGTCGATCTTGTCACCCTGGTGCGGCTCGCCGGGGTGCGTGATGTTCCAGTTGGCGAAGTTGAACTGGCGGAGATAGGGGTCGGGGGGCTGGCTCATTCGGAAAGGGTCTCGACCTTGACGAGGGGGCCGAGGTCGACGGGGGTCTGCGGGGTGGGGGCGGTGACGGTGCAGGTCTCGCCCTCTAGGACGCAGGGCCAGCCGTCGAACGCAGGGAAGACCAGCGAGACCAGCAAGGGGGGGCAGTTCTGCGAGGACGACAGGAGAGGCGAGGAGATGCGGTAGGTCATAGCGGTCAGATGTCCTTTGTCAGCCGGAGGTTCTGGACGATTAGGGCGAGCCGGGTGTTGGTCAGGGTTGCGATGTTCTCGGCCTCGATGTGGACGGCGTTGCCGACGGAGTTCGTGCCGCTGGTGGGGCCGCCGGTGCTCGTGCCGA